TAATTCATTGGTCTATTAGTCATCGGAGTTCCTGTCAACAACCAAACTCTATTAATGTTTTTTGAAATTTCGTTTACAATTTTGGTTCTGTTGGATTGGGGATTTGCTATCATATGAGCCTCATCCATTATAACAAGTTCAAAATTTGATTTTAAAATTTGCGAATTGTCTTTATCTTTAATGTCGTGGAAGTTTTTTAAAATATCATAATTGACAATAACAAAATCTGAATCACTTGAAAACTTTTTTCCTTCCGCTAAAAACACACTTCTATCTGAATAATTTGCAATTTCACGTTGCCAATTTATTTTAAGAGATGCGGGACAAATGATTAATATTTTTTTTGCCCCTGTTTCAAGGGCTGATATAATTGTTGATGTGGTTTTACCTAACCCCATATCGTCAGCCAAAATAAATTTTTTATTACCCACCAATTTATGAATTGCTTCTTTTTGGTGTTCCATTGGTGACCTATGTTCATATTTTGTGTAGTCAACAACAACGTTTTTTACTTCGTTGTCTTTTATCAATGCGGATTTTGGTAACCAAAAATCGTGAATTGTTTCACCACTCCAAATTTTTCCCCAAATGTGATATGATTTATCTTTTTCAACCAACAACTTCTCAACGTAAATTTCAGTTGGTTCTTTTGTGTACATTTTATCTTCTTTAAGTTTTTTTGCAAAATAAGAATCTAACTTAACCCACTTTTTTGCAACTTTTGGTGTTGTATTTTGATAGTTAATAATATATTCGGATTGACTTCTTGTCGGGGTAAAAGACTTACTATTTAGTTTTTTGTTCTTAAGATTCAATATAAAATTATTAGACCCATTATAGTCTTCTAATATTTCTAATGATTTTTTTTCGGGTGTAGATGATATTAATTCTTCCATTGCACTATAAATAAAAATAGTAAATTCTAATAAATAATCAATTAAAGTATTTATAGATATGGCACAAAATAAAGTTCCAATTACAAGATTAAATAAGTTTTTTTCAGAAGAAGATTTCAGTTTGGATATTGAAATGGGTTCTGAATGGTTACACGGTGATATGAATTTTACACTTGTGTTGTATCGAGTTGATAGACAAAAAACAGATAAAGATGATGTTTATGGTGAAACAACAGAAGACGGTATACAATTTTTACCTCCTGTTGAATTCAAAGGTTATGTTAAAATTGAATCACCAACAAATGTCGATTTAGGTACTTCAAAACTATCACAGTCAGAACCTGGTAACCTAACAGTTAGTGTATACCAAAGTTATTTAGAAGACATGAATATAGAAATATCATTAGGTGATTATATTGGTTACTACGAAACGGAAGATTTTGTAAGATTTTATTCTGTTGTAAACGACGGAAGGGTATTTGGTGATAATAAACACACATATGGCGGATACAAAAGATTTTATAGAACAATTACAGCATCACCTGTTAATACAAATGAATTCAAAGGATTATAATAATGGCTTTACCAAAAAAAATAAAAAAAACTTTACCTTTAGTACCAACAAAAACAGGTAAAGAACGAAGAGAAGAATTACTTGAAGATATTACAAAGGATGGTACGTATCTACCAAAAGGAGTTTTGCATGCTGATTTGGATAAAGGAATGTTGGATTTTGTTAAAGATAAACTTGAACTTGTAGTAGATGAAAAAAAAGTTCCAACAATAGATAGAATAATAACCAACCAAAGTTGGTCACAATTTACACAAACTTGGGACTTTCAAGATTTAGATAAAAACATAACGTTACCTTTTATTACTACCTTAAGAGCCCCTGAAGTAAAATATGGTACAAATAATGCCGGTAGAGCCAATATACCTGAAAGACGACAGTTTTTTTATTATACAGTACCTACTTGGGACGGACAAAGAAAGGGTGCCGATGTATACAAAATACCACAACCAATCCCTGTGGATTTAACTTTTACGGTTAAATTATTTTGTAATAGGATGCGTGAAGTAAACGAATTCAACAAAATTTTGATGAGGACTTTTACATCCAAACAAGCGTACACACAAATAAAAGGACATTTTATTCCTCTAACATTAGAAGATGTTAGTGATGAATCATCAAAAGATTTAGAAAAAAGAAAATATTATATTGTTAGTTATAAAATATTAATGATGGGACTTTTAATTGATGAAGAAGAATTTGAAATAACCCCGGCGATTTCAAGACAACTAACCTTGTTTGAATTTACCACAAATAATAGAAGAAAACGTGCAGTAATTGAACCATCAAATCCAACAAACTTTGATTTAGATTTTACATTTGTAACGGGTAATACACAACTTACTGAAGTTTTTAGATATGATGCTGACATTGTCGTTGATAGTATTGTTAATTTAGATAATTGTTATTCTGTCACATATTCTTCTATAACAAATAACACACTTACTTATACTGATTGTACAGGGACTGTAACTACAGTACCTACAAATTCTGGAGATACAGGTACTGTTTGTGTAAAATCGGCAACGGCACCAACATTTACTGTTTCGTCAGGTGGAACAATTACTGAAGGGGTGTCTTGTGCTTCAAGTTATTCTGTGTATATAAACAACAATTATATTGGTGATAATGTTCCTGTGATACAGATTAGTAATGGTGATACTTTAAAAATAATAGTATATAAAGATAACCCTTCTGAAGTTTCTATTATTAAAACTAAAGTATCTCTTATCTAATTATTCACCGTATAAATCTTTTGGTTTTTCACAAGTTTTTTTTATAAGACTTTCAATAAATTTGTGAATTTTTAATCCTTTTGATTCACAGTACTTTTTTAATATAAAATGACTTTCTTCTGATATCTTTATATTTTTAATTTTTTTCATATTAATAAATATTTTTTAAGGTAGAAAAAAGGTAGAATTTTTTCATACTATCTGTCTTAATAAAATAATCAACAAAGTTTTTTACATATTTTGAACATATTTATATAGTAAAATAAATCTATATATAATTTTTAAAAATGGCATCTACAAACAAAGTATTCGTTTCGCCTGGGGTTTATACTTCAGAAAGAGATTTAACTTTTGTTGCCCAAAGTGTGGGGGTAACTACATTGGGGATTGTTGGTGAAACCTTACAAGGTCCAGCCTTCGAACCTATTTTCATAACTAACTTCGACGAATATCAAGTGTATTTCGGTGGAACAAGTCCTGAAAAATTCACAAACACACAAATACCTAAATATGAAACATCTTATATTGCAAAGGCGTATTTGCAACAATCAAATCAGTTATTTGTTACAAGAGTTTTAGGTTTATCAGGTTATGACGCAGGACCATCTTGGTCTATTACAACTATTGGTAATGTTGATCCAGGAACTGTTGGTTTATCAGCGAACACGTCAGGTTTACAAATAGTAAACTTTACAGGTACAACTGGTGGAAGTTCTAATGTTGTTATTACAGGAACATTACCTTCACTAATTTCTGCAGACTTTTACAACCCGTATACAACATTTAACGGTGGAAGTTCTACTTTGAACGCTAACTTCCAGTCATTTATTGCGAATGAAATTGTTTATCAGTCAACTGCGTCTTTAAATGCTAAATCAGGTACAACTGCATTATTCTGGGGTACAGTAAGTGATGCGACTTTTAACTCTGTTACAGGTGCAACAATTGGTGCAGGATTAAGTGCTTATTCTGAAACTTTTGGTGTAAGTAATGTATTATTATCTCAAGCAAATTTATCAGCAACAACAAACGATCCTTGGTACTACGCATTATTTGACTATTCACAAGTTGCAAGTGTTGGTTCATATAATGGGTATGGGTTTGGTACTACATTAGGAGCCATTAATTCAATTGGTGTTGGTTCTTATTCAGGGTATTGTATTGTTTCAGGTACTACTTATTCAGGAACTCCTTATTCAGGATGGGATGATTTAGTAATTGCAACTTTAAGAAGTCGAGGTATTACTAATTATTCCGCAACACAAAGTGGTCCTCTTTATCAAGTAACAGGTATAACAGACGTACAAATGGTTTGTACTGGATCATATTCAGCAGTAACTAAAGACCCATATGCAACGTTTGTTGTAAGTGGTATTACAAAAGATGCTGATACGTTCACTTTTGAAACATCATTGTTAAGTACGGATACTGAATATCTTTCTAAAGTATTTGGAAGAAGTAACTTTGGTAAAGACAGAACTGAAGTTCCTTTATTTGTTGAAGAAGTTTATTCAAGTTTATTATTGAACGGATACAGACAAGGTAAAGTTAGAGGTTTAAATTGTGACTTAATTGAATTGAATAGTGCGGTTTCACAAGCTTCAGGTTCAATAGGTTTTTATTTAGAACAATATCAAACACCAGAAACCCCTTATTTAGTATCAGAACTTCGTGGTAATAAAGTTTACAAATTATTTAAGTTCAAACTTATTTCTGATGGAAATGCAGCAAACAGACTTGTTAAGATTTCAATTGGAAACATTTCATTTAATAATGGAACATTTGATGTATTCGTTAGAGACTTCTATGATAACGATCAAAACGTAAGAGTTATTGAAAGTTTCACCAATTGTTCATTGAACCCTACTTTGAATAATTATGTAGCAAATAAAATAGGAACAGCTAACGGTGAATACAACTTGAATTCTAAATACATAATGTTAGAAATGAGCGATGAAGCACCTGAAGATGCACTTCCTTGTGGATTTGACGGATACATTATGAGGAATTACGATCAAGCACAACCACCATTTATAGTTTACAAAACAAGATACTTAAAACCTGGTGACGTTATTTACAACCCACCATTTGGTTCTACAAGTGGAGCTGATAATCCTGTTATTTCAAACGGTGAAAACCCAAGAAAGGCATACTTAGGTATATCTAACATTACAGGTGTCGACTATGATTATTTTGAATACAAAGGTAAACAATTACCTGCTAATTTAGAAACTGATACTACAGGTCCAAGTTGGACTTATCAAATCAAAGGGTTCCACATGGATAGTGGAGCAACTGTTGTGACTATGTTTGATACATTAACTTCAGCAACTACCCAAGCATTTGAAGTAGGGGCAGGAAGTTTTAATTCAGAACCAACTGATCCTGATAACCCTTATTACAGATTGAACACACGTAAATTTACTTTGTATCCTTATGGTGGTTTTGATGGGTGGGATATCTATAGAGAATATAGAACAAACAGTGACACATATGCACTTGGACAAACAGGTTATAAATATGGAGCGGCACCATCATCACAATTCCCTACAGCAACAGGATGGGGAGCATTCAAACAAATTTCAGGACCTAATCAAGAAGTGTGGGCAAATACTGATTATTACGCATACAAATGGGGACAAACAACTTTTGCTAACCCTGAAGCGGTAAACATTAACGTATTTACAACACCTGGTATTGATTATGTTAATAACTCAAATCTTGTTGAAGATGCAATTGATATGGTTGAAACAGATAGAGCAGATTCAATTTACATCTGTACTACACCTGACTTCAACTTGTTCTTACCAACATTTAGTGATGTGTCAGAAGGTTTAATTTATCCACAAGAAGCAGTAGACAATCTTGAAGAAACTGGAATAGATTCAAACTATACTGCAACTTATTACCCTTGGGTATTGACTAGGGATTCTGTTAATAACACACAAATTTATTTACCAGCAACTGCTGAAGTAACTAAAAACTTGGCGTTAACAGATAACATTGCATTCCCTTGGTTCGCATCAGCAGGTTACACAAGAGGTTTAGTAAATTCAATTAAAGCACGTAAGAAGTTAACACAAGAAGATAGAGATACTTTATATAAAGGAAGAGTCAATCCAATCGCTACTTTTTCTGATGTGGGTACTGTAATTTGGGGTAACAAAACTTTACAAATTAGAGAGTCGGCACTTGACAGAATTAATGTCAGAAGATTGTTGTTACAAGCAAGAAAACTAATTTCAGCAGTAGCAGTAAGATTATTGTTTGAACAAAACGATGATAAAGTTAGACAAGACTTCTTGGATTCTGTAAACCCAATTTTGGATTCAATTAGAAGAGATAGAGGTTTAATTGACTTTAGAGTTACTGTTTCTAACACACCTGAAGATTTAGATTCTAATACTTTAACGGGTAAAATCTTCTTAAAACCTACAAGAGCGTTAGAATATATTGACATCGAGTTTGTTATTACACCAACAGGAGCATCATTTGATGACGTTTAATAAAAAAAGGGGGTAGAAATACCCCCATAATTTATTTTTTATTTAATAGATATGAAAATTGAAAAAAAAATCATTAAGGAAAGTTTGAATGATAAAACTATCCATGTTAAAACTTTTTCTAACAAAAAACAAAATATTGTTATTTCTGAAAAACAATTGGAAAAATTACTCGAAAATCTTCAAAAATAATGAATATAAAAAAACATATAGTAGAATATCATCGTAAAAGATTAAAAGAGGGTTTTACATCTGAAGGTGAACCTGACACAAAATACTATGCTTTTGATTGGGACGATAACATAATGTTTATGCCAACAAAAATATTGGTTCTTTCTGATAACGATGAAGAAATAGGGATGTCCACTGAAGATTTTGCAGAACACCGTCATCAGATTGGAAGTGAAGCTTTTGAATATAAGGGAGCGACTATTGTGAATTATGCACCAAATCCGTTTAGATATTTTGGTGTAGAAGGTGACAAAAGATTTATTATTGATTGTATGACAGCACCTGTCGGACCTTCATGGAATGATATTGTGGAATGTATCAATGGAGGTTCAATATTTGCAATTATTACAGCAAGAGGACACACACCTTCAGTCTTAAAAGATGCTGTTAAGAATTTAATTGTGTCCAACAAAAATGGAATCAACCACAAAAAAGTTATAGAAAACCTAAAAAAATACGAACAAATCATAAGTCAATCGGAATCCGTAAATGAACAAGTCGACATTAGTTATGACGGAAAAGAATTGTTAGAAAGTTATTTAGATAGATGTATGTTTGCCCCTGTTTCTTACGGTGAAGGAAGTGCGTCGAATCCTGAAGAAGGGAAAATCAAAGCAATGAGGGAATTTATTTCATATTGTAAAGAATTGGCAAATATGATAAAGAAACCAGGAAAGTTTAAAAATGATGTTGCTAACGATGAAATTATCCCATTTATAGGTTTTTCTGACGATGATCCAAGAAATATAGAAAAGATGTCACAATTTTTAGAAAAAGAATATTCAGATAAACCAGTAAGAACATATTTAACTAAAGGAGGAACTAAAGAAGAAATATAACTTATACTAGTAGTATATTTTTAAAATAGACAAAAGTAAATAGAAAAAAATAAAACAATAAATATTTATCTAATAAATAAAAGACAAAAAAAATAGACAATGGCTGATTTGTTAATGAAAATGCCCTTTCAGTATGAACCTAAAAGAGCAAACCGATTTATAATTACTTTCCCTACTTCTTTGGGTATCAACTCTTGGTATGTTGAGAGTGCATCTAGACCATCAATCAAGATTGAATCAAAAGACATTCCTTTTTTAAATACTAAAACTTATGTTGCAAGTAGTTTTGAATGGGAAACTATAAGTGTAAAGTTCCGTGACCCAATTGGTCCGTCAGCATCACAAGCACTTATGGAATGGGTTCGACTACACGCAGAATCAGTAACGGGACGTATGGGTTATGCTGCGGGATACAAAAAAGACGTTGACTTGGAACTATTGGATCCGACAGGGGTTGCTGTTGAAAAATGGATTCTACAAGGGTGTTTTTTAACTGACGTTAAATTTGGTGACTTGGGTTATGATAAGACAGATATTATGACAGTTGATGCAACACTTCGTCCTGATAGATGTATATTAGTTTACTAAAACTAAACATATTTTTTTCAAAACCCATCTTTTACGGTGGGTTTTTTTGTTTACATAAAATTGTTGTGGACTTATATTTAAAATAAAAACTATGGATCAATCAGCGGCATATGGACAACAAAATTTTAATTTACCACACGATGTTGTAAAGTTACCCTCAAAAGGGGTATTTTACAAACCAAAAAAAGAATCGTTGAAAGTTGGATATCTCACCGCAAGTGATGAAAATTTATTAATGTCTCAAAATAGTTCAACTGAAAGTTTAATCACATCACTGTTAAGAAACAAAATTTATGAACCTGGATTCGACATCAACCAATTGATAAATACTGATGTACAAGCAATTCTTATATTTTTGAGAAATACTTCGTTTGGTCCTGAGTATAATATATCAGTCAAAGATCCGGCAACGGGAACATACTTTGATACAACTTTGATGATGGATGCCATTGATTTTGAAAAACAAACAATTTTACCCGATGAAAATGGTTTATTTACATTTAAACTACCTAAAAGTAATAAAGATGTGAAATTCAAATTATTGTCTTTGGCAGATGAAAAAGATATAGAAAATTTTACAAAAAGTTACCCACAAGGAATGGTTGCTCCTACAGTTACAAAAAGATTAGAAAAACATATTGTAGAAATTGATGGGGAAACGGACAAAGGTAAAATATCACAATTTATTTTACAAATGCCAATAATGGATTCAAAAGAACTTAAAAAATACATTGATGTCTGTGAACCTAAACTTGATTTAAAAAGAACAGTAATATCCCCGTCAGGAGAAAAGGTAACAGTGAATATGTCCTTTGGGGTGGAATTTTTTCGTCCTTTCTTCTAATCACAAAAAAAACATGCTTGACGAAATTTACTATTTGTGTAAACACGCAAATTTTACATATTCGGACATTTTAAATATGCCCACATATGAAAGAAGATATTTTGTTGACAAACTTATCGAAAGTCTCCAAAAAAATTAAAAAAAAATCTATTTATAGTAAAATACTAAATTATGTTTTTATTTACTGATCCTACTTTAGGGGAGTTCGAAACTTTAGGAAATGATTTAAGTTCAATTGTTAAACAAATTAAAGATACATTTGATAAAGCAATTATTCCTGAAACTACAGTTAAGACAGTAACTGCCATGAACGATGAGGCTAAAAAATTAGCTAGAACTATAGGTAGTGGGGTTGTTATTAATGCTGGTGATTTCAGAGAAACGATGTTTTCAATCCAACAAAATGTTACGGACATTGGTTTAAGTTTTACAAATGTTTCTGAAGCAATACAGTCAGTTGCTGATAGTACTGGAAAAATGACGTTACCATTTGAAAATGCGACAACCCAAATGTTGGAAATAGGAAAGGCTGCTGGAATTTCAAGTAAAGAAATCGGTACTATGGTAGGGACTTTCATGTCGTTTACTAAGGGACAACAAACAGCAGTCAAAGAAATGGCAAAAATTTCAAAATTAGCAAGAGAAACTGGATTGAATGCGACAAAACTTTTAACATCAATATCTGCTGATTTAACAAAATTAGATAAGTACAACTTCAAAAGTGGTAAAGAAGGTTTGACTGCAATGTCTGCAGAAGCACAAAGATTAGGAACAACTATTTCGGATATTGGTATTTTTGAAATTGCAGATTCACTTGTTGATCCGGAAAAAGCAATCGAAGCCGCGGCTAACATGAGTATGTTGGGTACTTCTGTTGATGGGTTAACAAATCCATTCCAGCTATTGAATGATTCCGCCAATAATGTTGAAAATTTACAATCAAAAAT